CTTGTATCAATATAAAACTTTTTAATGTCACCCACTCTACCACCAATTCTGTTCTTAATTATCTTATAGTGAATCTCATTCTCATATGTGAAAAGGTCCTCATCATCACCTAAAAACATCATAAAGTCACTGGTTGCTGCTATACCACTACTCTCAGCCACAAAATTATGGTCCAGTTCTTTAAGATCAAGTCTACTACCCTCCCTATTGATTTGTATAGCTGTGATGATTGGTATATCAAATTCCAAACTTAAAGCTCTCAACTCCTCTGCTACACATTTTCCATCTGTATACATATTACCTGTAACTCCAGAAGAAGGCCTCATAATGCCAATATAATCACAATACAATACATCAATTTTGACCTTCCTCATTTTTAACTCTCTAAGATACTTTCTAAAAGTGTTAACGTCAGCAGCACCTGTTGGAAACTCCTTGATATAAAGATCACCAATACCATCAGTCTTTTTAAGCTTTGCTATCTCCTTTATCATATGGGACCTAATGGATTTATTAATATACATTCTATTGATATCTGTTTTACTGTATATGGAATCAAATCTCTGGGAGAAAACATCCTCTGACATTTCCATACTCATTAGAATAACATTCTTACCATTCTCAACCTGTCTGGCTGCCATATTTGCCATAAACAGTGACTTACCCTTATGTATGGTGGCACCAATAACATTAAGTGTATATGGTACAAACCCTCCATTTAAGTATTCATCTAACTCTGGGTAGTATGATGGTATCCTTTTTACATCAGATGCTAAAATACGTTGAATTCTGGCACCAAAGTCATCAAAATAGTTTGTACCAAGTTTGATCTTGATATCCTTACACAGGGCCTCCTCAACCAGGTCTCTTATCTTCTGTGGACTTTCACCAGCTTCAATTATATCAACACCACGTGTAATGGCTATTTTTATAGCTTTATCTTTCAAATATGCATTGGTCTCTTCCAACAACCACTCATAATTTTTTGTTGCATCATAATCATTGCTTTTCAACTCTTTGAAGAACTTCTCCACATCTTTTTTGTCCTCACATGAGTTTATTATAATTGACTCCTGTGGCAACTCATTGAATTCATTGACATTATTTTTTATAGCTGTGAATATTGATGATACGCCTGGTGTATCAAAGTAGTCACTATCAAATGATGATATAACAGTAAAGGCATAATCATTATCCAATAGCATGGTTTTTATCATGCACTGTTCAAAGAATGTTGAATCCATTACTTATTTTCCTTAAATTCCCTACAATTAACAATTTTAACTCTTGATGACTGCTTACATTCATTAATGCAGCGTGAACACAGGTTATTATTATACTTAAACCAATACTCTTTGAACTCTTTTACACCTGTATCACCTGGTAGTGGGTCATAGAAGTATAACTCCTTAGCACCAAGTGATCTCAAATAATCAGATACTTGCTTTTTTGTTGGTGTTAAACCAAGAAGCTCATTGAAGTCAACAAAGCTCTTATATGAGCCAAAATCTTCAATGTCTTTAAGTGATTTTATAAAGGTTGGATCAGCATCAAATGATGACTCACCATTAATGATTTTCAAATCACCAGTAACTATGTATCCACTTTTTTTAATAAGAATAGCTTTCATTCACATTCCTTAAAATATATGTCATTTATTATACCCTCAAGAATACACTCTATAAATTCCATATCTGTGTCTTCCTTCTCATTCAATATATTGAAATTATAGAACAATCTACTATCATCACATCCTATATTATATAAAGACAAAAGTAAACCACTATAATCTCCTGAATCTAATCTAATAATGTGTAAACCTGTATCAGGATCAGCTTCCAGTATGCTATATTTCTCCATTCATATCAACTCCTTTCAGTTTTGTAACTACTACTATTATAAATTATTCTGTACATTATGTAAAGTTTACTTTAAAAGATTGTTGTGTTAAAATAGATAGATAGGTATATAAGGAGATCACATTGAACAAATTAGATGAAGAATTAATAGAAAAAATACAAAATGACATTAATGAGAATAAGATACTTGAGGCCCTATACAAAGAGTATAAGGTTCAGGAATTATTACAATTTAATGAGTTCAACCTATCTGACAAAATAAAAGATAACCCTTTTATATCAGAGCAATTCAGACTTCTATATATGAAAGAAGCTCATAACCTCAAAAGAGTGGAAATGATATATGATAAGAAACTTGGTGAAACATTTGATCACTTTAAATTTGAAGATGAAAGAACATTATCAAAAACAGAAATAGAAAAGTATTATATACCAAAGGATGAAACATTGAACTCATTAAAAGCTATTCTTAATAAACAGGTACTTAGAACAGAATTCTTTGAAAGTGTATGGAAGTCTCTAGATAAACAATCATGGATGATGAAACTACATGTTCAAGAGTTAAAAGGAGTATAGTTGATAATATACATGGCTACAAATAGAGTAAGTGGTAAGTCATACATTGGACAAACAATTCAAGACCTATCCAGAAGAAAGTCAAGTCATAAATGTAATAGTATAACACATGAAGCCACTAGTTACTTTTATAACTCAATTAGGAAGTATGGCTTTGATAACTTTGTGTGGAGTATACTATGTGAATGTGAATCAAAAGATGAACTTGATGAAATGGAGTTTCACTATATTAAAAGCTATCATTCACATATCTCAGAAGGTGGTTACAACATATCATATGGTGGTGATGGTGGCTTAATAGGACATAAAATGTCAGAAGAAACCAAAAGGAAAATGAGTTTATCAACAATAGGTAAGTCTAAGGGCATGTTAGGTATGCATCACACAGATGAAACAAAGAAAAAGATGAGTAAGGCACAAAGTGGGGAGGGTAATGGATTTTATGGTAAGCATCACAGGCATGAAACAATAGATAAGTTTAGGGAAAGTCAAATTGGTTATAAGTCAAAACTTTCAAAGTCATATGAAATAACATATCCAGATGGCAATAAAGTGGTAGTAAAAGGTATAAGGCAATTTTGTAGAGATAATAACTTAACACACCAGTTAATGTGTGCTGTATCAAAAGGTAAGCAAACACATCATAAAGGATATAAATGCAAGGAGATTTAATGGATACAGTAAGAATAGTACCATATGGTACTCTTGATATAAGCCTGGAAACTAATAATCAGGACTATCTCAAAGGTGTTTATAACTTTTTTGAATACTATGTGAAAAATTACAGATGGATGAAGGCCTACCAAAGTCATGGCTGGAATGGTAAAAGGTCTGTATTCAAAAAATCAACAAGAAGCTTACCTTATGGATTGTTAACAGATGTTGTTAAGTATACCATGCTGAAATGGAAGAATGAAATAAGTGTTGAAATTGATAATGATGTTAAAGTGATGTACAAAGGAATCAATCACAATATCAATTGGAACCTTTTGTATACACCACATTACTATCAAGAAGAGATCATAACAGCTGCACTTTTGAATGCAAAGGGTATATTTAAAGCTCCAACAGCGTCAGGTAAGTCTCTCATAGCATCATATATTGTTAGAGAGTTACTTGAAAGGGGTGAAACAAACCAAGCTATTATAATAGTTCCAACCATTGGTCTCGTTGGACAATTTAAGGGAGATATGATTGATTACTACATTGATGAATCATCTATTGGTATGGTAGACAAAGATCATAAGGAGTGGAAGAAAAGTATAGTGGTATCAACATGGCAATCATTGAAAAATAATACCAGAGAGTTAAGAAGATATAATGCTGTTCTAGTTGATGAGGTACATGGTGTTAGGGGTGATGTTCTTCATGATATATTACAACAATCAAATGCGTTCTGGAGACTTGGCTTCACTGGAACAATGCCACAAGACCCACTGGAAGCATTACAAGTAAAGAGTTATTTGGGCCCACTTCTTAAATCATATAAAAGCAGTAAACTAGCTGATGAAGGTTACATAGCCACATGTAATGTTGTGAAAATAAATGTATCATACAATAGGGAGTTCAAGGGTGATTATAGTGATGTGAAGAATGAGGTTTTTTCATCACCATTCAGATTGAATATCATATCATCAATAGTTAGAGGTGTTAATGGATCAATATTATTATTGGTTGATAAGATAGAAAAAGAGGGTGATATATTAGAGCAACATATCAAGGAGAATTTTCCTGATAAACAGGTTGTATTTTTGCATGGTAGTGTTGACAGTGAAACAAGAATGTTCTGGCAAAAAAAGTGTCATGATGAAAAGAATGTTGTTCTGATTGCAACATTTGGTATTTTTCAACTTGGTATTAATATAAAGTCACTCATGTATGGTGTGTTGTGCTCATCATTTAAAAGTAGTATTAGAGTTTTACAGAGTATAGGAAGAACTTTAAGGAAGCATCCAACAAAAGAAGGTGGGGGTGCTTATATATTTGACATAAATGATATGGTCAAGTTTTTAGATAAGCATGGACATGAGAGGGAAAAGTTCTATGGAATTGAGGAGTTTAATGTTATTGATGTGAATATTAGTGAGGGTGATAATTGTGTTAATATCAGACAACTAGTTGAATTGCCTTAGTGGATGTATTCTTCTTTTTTAACTTCTTGTTTTTATACAAGTTCCATACTCTTATAACTTTATGGGACTTGTAATCACTTAACTTAAGTAATGGTTTAAAACTCAGCATATACTTTTCCCTTATACATCTTACCCAACTCATTGAAGAAGTCTATCTTAGCTTCTGATCCATCATCCAAAAACTCTTTAAACAATGCACCTATATGTGTATTACCATACTCTTCAAGTTCAGCTGTAGCACTTATGACATGTTCCACAAAATTCTTTAGAAGATAATCTCTAACTGTCATATTAAATGGGAAGTTAAGCATTTTACCAACAACTTTGTTTTTTAACAAGTCTCTTCTTCTAACACCTTCAGTTAAGATTGTTTCCAATAAATCCCATTTAATGGTTTCAACTGTAATGCTACCATTTAAACCAATGCTTATATCACCATTGAACCATATGTCATTTGTATTGAACATGTCACCTGATTGTGTTGATATAAACCTTACATTGGAGTCTGGATAGAAGCAGAGTGTCATTTGTAAAGCAGCAATTTTATTATCCAAGAAGTTATTGAACTTGTAAA